TTTCATTCTTGCCCTGTCAACACCAATCATGAATCGCTTGTTAGATGTAGGATCAGCATAACGATTCTTCAATTGCTTCACCATGATTTGACCTAACTGTTCTAACTCTTCTGTACTGATAAGAGCGAGCATCAAGTCGGCAGTAGCAGGAAGACCGAAAGACTCTGAAGTATCTGTCAACTCAACATCCGAATTGTTGTAACCGCCACGAGTAGTCTGTGTTGCTGTGACAATAGGAACGTCAAACTCTACTGCGAGGCCTCGAAGTTCTTCTGCAATGGACTTAATAATAGTGTAAGAATTTGCGCTAGACCCAGCACGAAAGCGACTACTAGTACAAATATTGAGATAATCAACGAATATAATGTCAGGCCTAAAATTTCTCTTGAGCTTAAGTTCATTGAGAAGGGACTTAAAATGGCCTGCGTGAGCCGATGCTGTCGGATACTCTTTAACAATGAGCCTACCTTGAATTTTTTCATTTAGTTTACTAATCCTATCATCAAACATACTTTTAGATAAATCTTTCAACTGACCAATAGGCAAGTTCATCAGATTCGCATCGATTCTTTCTGCAATTCGTTCTTCAGACATCTCTAATGTTATATATAACGCATTCTTACCTGCTGCGATATTCGCTGCTGCCATGTGACACATGAACAAAGATTTACCAACACCAGTACCTGCGAGTGCTACATTGAGGGTCTTGTTCGACAAACCACCGTTTGTAATCTTGTTGAACATTTCAAGATCAAAAGGCAGTTTCTCTTCTAGTCGATGATAGAAATCAAACCGCTCATCAGCATTTTCGATGTAGTCATGCCCTACATTGTTATCAAAGCCTACACTCAATGCTTCTGATAGAATACTAGGCATCGCATCTTTACTGAGGTCTTTGTTTCTACCATCGAGGATACCAATGCTTTCCATCACGGCATTGTAAAGTGCTTTGTCTTTACAAAACTTTTCAGTCTCGTCCAGAAGCCATTGGCTGTCTGCATCTTCTGTGTCTAATGTTTCAACGATAGCCTGTATTTCACTGAATTCACTTTCAGTAACAGCTTTATCGTCTGTCACCGCAATCATAAGAGCTTGCTTCGAAGGCGCAGCATTATAAGTTTCAGTGTGTGTTGCTATCTTGTTGAAGACTATTCTGTCTTCGTTTCTAGAAAAATATTCAGACTTAAGAAAAGGAATAACCTTTCTCAAGTACTCTTCATTGTAACAAAGATTAGATAAAATAATTTGTTCTATTGATTGTTGCAAAGGTCTTCCTTAATAAATTCTTCACGGATTATTTCTACACATGCCTCACACAGATACAATTCTTCCGTATCTGTGTGAAAGCACACTGCTGAATCGTTTTCATGAATCGTTATTTGACAACGATCACATGCGCCTTTAGTCTTCAATCGCTTCGTAAACATCTGCAATATCTTCCTCTGTGATTTCTTCTCTCATAATACCATCTGAACTTGAGATTGTGTATCGCTTTGAAATCCAATCCATGAAAGTTTGATCTGACAGAATAGGCAACCAGAAATCTTTCTTCTGTGTGTCTGTCTTTCTTGCTTTAGGCTCTACTGCTTCGCCTGTAGACATATCTACTCGTTGATACCAACCGTTGCTTGGCTTGATAACATGACCTGATTCCATTGCCATGTCAAGAAGTCCTGACCACTTGCTGATACCACCTTCGAATGATACTTCAACAGGAATCTTAGACTTCTCACGAACGAAACGAGACTTCTCAACATTGATAATGAAGTTATAGCCTGTTAAGTCTTGACCAGTCTTTTCTTGCTGACGACCGATGATGTAGATGTTATCTGCTGAGTAGTAGATGCCTGTACCACCTGATACGACTGCCTTGCTGAACATTTCCATAGTCTGATAAGTGTGATTCACAACTACCATAGGAATGTCTTTAATTGTCAAATGAGGAGTAACCATTCGAAACAGTGACTTCATCTGCTTTGCTCGTGTCATGTCTGCTACTGACTTGCCGTCAAGTGCGTCTTCAACTTCTTTCTTCGATGCCAAGTTGCCTACTGAATCAATAACTACGATTACATGATCGCCACGTTCAATGCCATTCATCTGAGACATTACATCGTGCTTCAACTGCTCAATGTCTGTGATAGGAGTGTGAACAACTCGGCTAGTATCGATGTTGAAAGTGTCGAAGTATGCCTGAGGAGTACCAAACTCTGAATCATAGAACAACACAATAGCATCATCATACTTGTCCAAATAAGACTTCGCAAGCAAAAGAGAGAACGCTGTCTTGAAGTGCTTCGAAGGGCCTGCGAACACTGTCAGTCCAGGAGTAAGACCACCATCTAGGCGACCACTGAGTGCCACGTTCAACGCAGGCACTGATGTTTGAATCAAATCTTTTGTTTGAAAGAACTTTGATTCGGTTAGAATAGCTGTGTCTTTAATCGTGCTATTCTTTTTCAATCTTTCCATTAAGCTCATTTACTTTCTCCGTTCATCATTAATTTTTAAAGCTGTGTCAAAAATATTTAAATCATTATAACACAGAGTTTTCATGTGTGTCAAGTCTTTAGGAAAACAACTACCACCGAAACCTAATTTTCTGTCTGGACCAGGAACGTCCCAATGAGTACCTCCTGTCCATGAATCTTGTGATAGAAGATTAGATACAAAGGAATAATCTACGTTTTCTCTCTGACATATTTCATAGAATTCGTTAGCGACTGCCACTCGCATTGCCAGTGCTGCGTTTCGCATCAGTTTAAACATGCTTGCTTCTTTTGGCTGACAAGTATTCACAGGCTTGTTTACATTCTCAAACAGTTCTACTAGTTCATCGTCCGTTTCTTCCATGCCGATAATCAAAGGCAACAGAGGGTCGTCAACGTCAACTTTCCAGCATCTTTCTCTTAGAAACTCTGGCATAATGTATGCTTGAGGAAACAGTTCTACTTGCTCAGGTCCGATAGTACTACGAATAACTAGCTGGCATACGTCCTTATACTGTTCGTAAACTGATTGTAGTATGCTAATATCTAGTTCGTTTCCTGTACTAGGAGTAGGAACACAAACAAACGCATACTCTACTGTTTCAAAGTCACACAGCAAATATTTTGATGGATCGTGAAGCTGTATATTACAATTTGTCTTTTTTAAGAGGTATTCTGTAGCTTTACCAACAAAGCCATAACCAATAATTGCTACGTTCATGAAAATAAATCCTCAAGTGTATTTTTGTGTTCTGTTTCCCATCCGAGAGACTTGACAATTGTGTCCATTGGATCTAGAAATGCTTTTTGAAACATGAGATCGTAATCGACATACCTATGTATATTAAACTCTGTAGGTATCTTTGTGTTGAACGAAATACAATTCTCTTTTAGAGTATTAGGTTCTTTCAGATACAAGAACTTGATTTTATCTCCTTCTTGTATCATTTCGTATTTCTGATCTAGTTTGTGCTTCTTTAGATAGAAGTTGTACAATAAACTACCTCTGACATGCATAGGAGTTCCTTTATCGTATATAGTATCTAACTTCTTGTACTTTTGTAAATTATTACATCCTCGAGGAAACGCAATCTCTTCAGCAGCAAGAGTGACAAACTCGTTCCTAGTTTTCTTGATGTATTGTTGTAGCGTTGCCTCATCACTTGTCAAACACAAACGAACTGCCTCTTTCAAACTATCTTGAACACAAGCAGGAGTAGATGAGCGAACAATCTCAAGACCCATTACCTTCAAGTCCGGAGTTTGATACCTAACTCCTTCGTTGTCATATACGTTCATTGCGTATCTTTTCTTCGCAATCCATATGGCTCGGTCTGCGATTGCCTCTCGCTTGAACACAAGTTTCTTCGCAAAAGCATTCGTGTACTCTGCTAATTCGTCCATTGACTTTGCGATACAAGGCTCAATTTGCTCGTCACCTATCTTGTCGAGGATATCGATAAGTTTATCTTTATCCATATTAGAGTAATACTTATCAACGAGACCTTTCAACGTAATGTAACAAGAGTCTGTGTCAGAATAGAAACTGTACATTTCATCTTCAGTGCCACAGACTTTATTCAGGAACTTGTCTAGACCTACAGCAGTTTGACGAATGATATGTTGACCAGACATTGTAATGCCTTCTGCAATCCTATCATCATAGAACCTGAAGTACTGATTAGCCATCGCACCATAAAGAGAGTTGAGTTGAATCTTTCTCGCCATCTGAAAGTTGTTATATTTCGCAATCTCGTTTTTGTATTTCTCATCTCCAGTATCGATCAAATCTTGCTTTGCTTTGAGCATGAGTTTCTTGTATCTTTGACGGTCATCAAAAAACTTTTGTACAATCTCAGGCATGTAGCCTTGTTTGTTTGTCGTGAAACATTGACCGTTTGCCGTCATACAATAGCCTTTCTCCTTGATCGAAGACAAGTCATACTTTTTCTCTAACAGTCCG